ATCGAAATCACCGTCCCATCCACCCCCAACACCGTGATCCTCGTTAAGAAATCCGTTGAACTTAACGAAGATCCGTGGGCGAACGCCGGAGACCTGCCTGATGTCTAACGATCTCGACGAACTCATGTCTAGAGATCCTCTTGATCTTTCCTCTCAGGATATAGATCAAATAATTCAATACCACCGCAACCAACGAGCCCGCCGCGCCTCGGGAGAGAAACCCGCTAAGACTGCATCCGCTGGTATCGATATCTCCGCAATCACCAACAAGCTGGTGAAGGAAGCAAAGCCTGTGGTGAAACCGGATAGGAGGATCTAATGTCGATGTCGGACCTATCGATTGAAAATAAGTATCTAACAAAAGGAAATCAATCTCCATTTCTTCCAGGCACTTCGCTACAATGGGCGTGGGACTCCACCTCCCTCGGTTTGCTTAAGACTTGCCCACGCCTCTACCAATACACAATGCTCGACGGATGGGGCAGCAAGGGAGAGTCTGTGCATCTTCGCTTTGGCTCCGAATACCATGCCGCCCTTGAAGCCTATGCCCACTCTCGCGCAAATGGAGTCAAACATGAAGATGCGATTCACGACACGATCAGAGCGTTGTTGGAGCGAACCCAGGATTGGGTTGTTGATGGGACTACAAAGGCAGGAAAGTATAAAAACCGTGAATCTTTGGTTAGCCTTGTGGTCGACTATCTGGACCATTTCATTGACGATCCCTGCGAAACCTATATCAAATCCGATGGAACCCCGGCGGTAGAACTGAGCTTTCGGTTTGAGCTTGATTGGAGGCCGGAGGCTGGAGAAGGATCATTGGACCATGGCTCCCAACCCTACCTCCTCTGCGGACACCTCGACCGCGTAGTCACTTTCAACGACCACCTCTTCGTCATGGACCATAAAACCACCACCACCACCCCCGGCGACTATTACTTCAACCAATACGAACCCAACAACCAGATGACCCTCTACACCATCGCCGGGCAAATGGTCCTCCATACCCCAATCAAAGGGGTCATGATCCGTGCCGCCCAGATCCTTCTCGAAAAGCCCCACCGATTCATCGTCGGCTTCACCTACCGTACCCAAGACCAAATCGAGGAGTGGCTATCCGACCTCCGTCTCCATTTCTCCCTCGCCGAACAATACGCCACCATGAACTACTGGCCCATGAACGATACCGCCTGTGACAAATTCGGCGGGTGTAAATTCCGCGGAGTTTGCTCCAAATCCCCCGATGTCCGCGAGATGTTTCTCCGCGCCGACTTCGACAAACTAGAGGAAGATGCCCGATGGAATCCGCTTCGCTCAAGATAATTCAACAGGTCCGCCGGGACATCGCATCTGCTGACATCCCCTACCGAGAATACATCGCCATCACCCGCACTCTCGACATCCTAATCGAGGAACTCACCAATGGACTTCAACCTAGCCCATCGCCGGAGACTTCGCCTGAACCTCGGAAAGTTCCGGGTGATTGAAGTCACCCCCGCACACTTCGTCATCGACATCGGGCAGAAAGCATACCTTCGCGTATCCCGACCGCCGGGTATCGACATCCAGATGAACGATCTGCTCACCTTCTATACAGAAGTGCTCACTCAGGAGAAAACACAATGACCGATGAAAAGCAAACCCGCGCCCAAACCAGCATCGCCGCCCTGAAGAACGCCAACAAACACATGGCCGAACTTCTTCAAGCAAATGAAAACATGAACCAGCTTATGGGATCAATTGCCTCTGATCTCACATATCTCGGGCGACAAGTTGGTGACTTGTATGTGAGCGTATACATTGACGGCGCATGGAAACCAGTAAACTTCAAAAACCACCTCAACTCCCTCGCCAACAAACTCGAAAACGGACGTAAGTAATGCCCAGCCTCGCTAACCACCAGTCCAACTCCTTCACCAAACTCCTCCTCCTCGGCGACGCCAAATCTGGCAAAACCGGTTCGCTCGTCTCCCTCGTAGCCGCCGGTTACAAGCTCCGCATCCTCGACCTCGACAACTTGTTGGATATATTAAAATACAAAATCCTCGAAGAGTGCCCCGACAAGATCGACAACGAAGAGTTCTTCACCATCCGCGACAAATACAAAGCCGGTACCCAAGGTGCATCCATCGACGGTCCGCCCAAAGCCTGGGTCACCGCGATCAAAATGCTCGATAACTGGAAATACACCGATGAAGAAGGGACCGAAGTTGATCTTGGTAAGCCCGCGACATGGGGTTCAGACACTATACTGGTTATCGACAGCCTATCGCGTCTTTGTGATAGTGCCTACGACTTCCACGAAAGCATCATACCGCGAGGTAAATCGGGCGACTATGACGGGCGAGCGGTATACGGAAATGCTCAAGATGATGTCGAGAAAGTACTTGCAATGCTAACCTCCAAAGGGTTCGCCACCAACCTAATCGTCATCGCCCACGGTACCTACATGGACCTTCCCGACGGCACCAAAAAGATCTTCCCGCAGGGAGTCGGCCAAAAGCTTTCCCTCAAGATCCCCCAATACTTCCCGAACTATATCCGCTACCGCAACAAATCCGGCAAGCGCACGATCCAAGTCACTTCCGACTCGATGATCGACCTCGCCAACACCAATCCGGGGAAGCTCTCGACCGAACTCCCAATCGAGACCGGCCTCGCCACCTTCTTCGAAGCCCTCCGGGGACAGGCTTCGAAGCCCGCGGAAACCCCGCGACCTAAGTCCCTAACCTTGAAGAGAGTATGATGACCCAGCCTACCCAGACCCAAATTTCAATCCAGGACCTAGTCCAAATCCGCGTCATGCTTGGCAACGAAGAGCAGGTCCCCACCACCGCAACAACCGACATCCTTACTAAACTCGACTCTGTCATCTTCGACTTTGTCTCCGGCCTTAACTCCCACAAAGGAAACTAATCTATGTCGACCCCTAACTTCTCCTCGATCCTCGATGAATCCCCCTCCGAAGTCTCCGCCCCGCAGCCGATGCCGCAGGGCACCTACATCTGCGTTGTCCAAGGCGTAACCTACGACAAGACCACCAAGAAAGGAACCGACTACGCCGAGTTCACTCTCCGTCCGATCGCGGCTGAGGCCGATGTTGACGAAGATGAACTGGCCGAGACTGGCGGCTTGGAAGGCAAAACCCTCCGCGCCACCTTCTACCTGACCGAAGACGCGGTCTATCGCCTCGACGAATTCCACACCCACTGCGGCCTCGACATTGCCAATGATGGCCTGTCCCGACGGGCACGGAATGACGAGGTTATCAACCAAGAAGTCCGCGCTTTCGTAAAGCATGAAACTTCCCAGGACGGTAGCCGGATCTTTGCCCGGTTCAACCGTTCGCTTCCGGTGGAGTAATCAAAGCTGGGGAGGGCTTCGGCTCTCCCCTTCAACTAATGGAGAGATCTATGTCTGATGGTATCGATAAGTTGAACGAAGAGATGGCAAAAATCATCACCAACACTCCTCGCCCCAGCGATTTACCCGGTTCGCGCGAGCGGATTGAAATCAAAGATCTGCTGATTGAACGCGGTAAGACTCACGGTGACTACGCTGACCATGCTGCAATCACTCAACGGATCAAACGCGCATTTGCTGACGATCATCACATTAGCAAACTCAACGATATGCAAGTTGAATCCCTCGAAATGATCGCCCACAAAATCGGCCGCATACTCGCTGGCAACCCAAACTTCCGTGATCATTGGGACGACATCGCGGGCTACGCCAAACTCGCCGCGGATCGGTGCACAAAATGACCCCAATCCTCCTCCTCGGCGAATTCTCCACCGAACACGACATCCGCGCCAACTCAACGTTCTGCTCCCCCGGTGGGGCAGAACTTCTCCGGATGCTAGCCGAAGCCGGAGTCCTCTCCCTCTCTGCTTTCGACCGCGACTACCTCCACCGCTACTACGCCACCAATGACCCCACCCTCCTCGACGCAATCTGGAACCTCCATCCCGAAATCGCCCGTACTAATGTCTTCCTCCAACATCCCCCGAAATCCGATCCCGACTTCTTCTGCGGTCCAAAATCCGACGCCCTCCCCGGCTACCCAGTCCTCCTAAAATCCCGCTACGTCCGCAAGGAGTTCGAATATGAACTGGATCGACTCGCCAATGTTCTCTTATCTTTTAATCCAAATACCGTGGTGTGTCTGGGTAACATTGCTCTTTGGAGCATGGCAGGTAAAACCGGGATTAGCAAAGTTCGTGGTACTACTTTACTGTCTACTCATACTGCTGTTGATTTCAAACTCCTCCCAACCTACCACCCTACCGCCGTAATCCGCGACTGGTCCCTACGCCCAACCACCATCGCGGATCTTATGAAAGCCCATCGCGAATCCGCATTCCCCGAAATACGGAGACCTGCCCGTGAAATCTGGATCGAACCAACCCTCGCCGACATCACCACATTCCGCGAACAATTCATCCGCCCCGGCTGTCTACTTTCTACAGACATTGAGACAAGCGGACAACGCATTACATGCATTGGTTTTGCGCCAAGAGCAGACGTTGCAATCGTTATTCCTTTCGATGACGCCAGATCAAAAGATGGAAGCTATTGGCCTACTCGGGAAGATGAACGTAAATGCTGGGGTATTGTGCGCGAGATTCTTGAGGATCGAGCTATCCCTAAACTCTTCCAAAACGGAGCCTACGACATCTCATTCCTCTGGCGCGCCTATGGAATTAAAACAATGGGAGCGGCCGAAGATACAATGTTGCTATCCCACGCCCTACAACCGGAATCCTTGAAGGGTCTTGGGTATCTCGGGAGTATCTACTCCGACGAAGGAAGTTGGAAACATATGCGGAAGAAAGATGAAACTGTAAAGAGGGACGCGTGATGAAAGTAGATGTAGGAAATCGAGCATTGATTATTCATCGTGGCGGGGAAGTAAAAATTGGAAATGTTTATTCCAATGCAAAAGCTCGCTTTTTTCGTGTAGTAATTGGAATTATAGACCGTAAACATGATAAACCGTGGAACAATATTGTTTGCATTCACATAGATGCTACCGGTGAAATTGTTGGGGCCTCTTGCCAACCAATGCGTTATATGTCGGAACATCAAGATTTAGTAGGCAAAGTAATTGAAATGCCTACCTTGAAACTAGAGTGGTTCGATGAAAATCATCCGCACTGATCTCGCTGACCCTTCCGCCTACACCGACTTTGAGCGGGAGATGATTTACAACGGCCTCGACTGTTGCGTAACCCGCGACGTGTTTGATGCCTTGATCCCACAACTCGATCCAACCACAGAGGCGACCTATGATCTTTCGCGATCCCTCCAAGCCCCCACCCTTGAAATGCGATGCCGCGGAGTCCTTGTTGACCAAGCCCGCAAAGCCGACGTCATTGACGAATACTTCGAGATTATGGACCGCCTTGAACGCCAACTTGACCGCATTGTCCTCGATGGTGTCGGCCTTTCTACGTTCAATTGGCGTTCCCCGGCGGACCTTAACAAACTATTTTATTCCGAACTTGGCCTGCCAGTTATCCGAAAAAATGGCCGACCCACTACCGACCGCGGAGCAAGAGAGAAGCTTGAGATCTACCCAATTGCTCAACAAATTGTCCACCATCTTAACACTCTTGCAGACCTTGGAAAGAAAATCAGCGTTCTTAAGACAGCCATTGATCCAGACGGACGTATACGAACGTCATACAATATCGCCGGAACGTCTACAGGACGATTCAGTTCTAGCATTACTGAGTTTGGAACTGGCGGAAATCTCCAGAATATCGAAGAATCTCTCCGATCAATCCTCATTGCTGATCCAGGATATAAGTTCGCTAAATGCGACGCCAAATCCGGTGAATCATTCTGTGTCGGCGCAGTAGAATGGAACCTATTCCATGACGGAACATACCTCGACGTTTGTGAATCAGGAGACCCTCATACAGCTGTTGCGCGAATTTGTTGGCCTCAGCTTCCGTGGACAGGGGACATTAACAAAGATAAACAGATCGCAGAGTCTCCTTACTACCGACATTATACTCACCGTTTCATGTGCAAGAAGCTCGGACACGGATCGAATTATGGTGGAAAACCTAAGACGCTCGCTGAGCAAGCTAAACTGCCCGTGTCCGTCGTCGAGCAATTTCAACCGCGGTACTTCCGCGCGTTCCCAGCCCACCTCCGCTGGCAAGCCCAAGTCGAAGAGACCCTACGTAAGAAAGGCTACCTCATCTCCCTCCTCGGCCGCAAGCGATACTTCTTCGGCCGACGCAACGACCCCGCTACCCTCCGAGAAGCAATAGCATATGATCCGCAATCTTCCCTCCGCGACATTGTATCAACCGCACTCCTCCGCATCTGGCGCGAAGGCTACGTCATCATCGCCATGGACGACCACGACGCACTTACTTTCATGTACCGAGAGAAAGACGAAGAAGCCATCCTCCCGCGCATCATGCGCGATCTCGTCGTGGAAGTTCCGCTCGCCTCTGGCCGAACTCTCCGCATACCTTATGATTGTGAAGTAGGTTGGAACAAGGGAAAGTACTGCTGTGGTGACAAGACGAAACCTGGGTGCGCAAACTGCCACGGTAAGCAAAACCTCAACGGCCTCAAAGAATGGAAAGGCCGAGACACCCGCAAGCGGGAAAAGACGCCTAGCATCTTGGATAGAATCGTTCATCGAGCAAACCGAAAACCTGCACGCGCCTAAGATCTTCCGCAAATGGTCCGCCATCGCCACAATCTCCGCGGCGCTCGAACAGAAAGTTTGGCTCAAAACCTCCCGACCACTTTACTGCAACCAATACATCATGCTTGTCGCCCATCCCGGCGTAGGCAAAACCCGCACCATCAACGAATCCCGCAACCTAATCATGACCCTGCCCGAATACCACCTCGCCCCAATCTCCATGACCTTCGCGTCCCTCGTCGACAAACTCGTAAAGTCCAAACGCGTCCTAATCCGCCCCGGCGAAGACCCGCTTGAATACAATTCCATGTTCATCTGCGCGGACGAACTCGGCGCATTCATCTCCAAGTACGACAACGAAATGATCGACGGTCTGGCCAACTTCTACTACAACACCCCCTACGACCAAACCCGCCGCACCTCCGACATCAACATCAAAATCCGTTCGCCCCAAATCAACATCCTCTGCGGCTCCACTCCCCAAAACCTCACCGACCTCATGCCCGAAAAAGCATGGGGTCAGGGCTTCACCTCCCGCCTACTGATGGTATTCTCCGACGAAAGGATCATCGGCGATGATTTCGCAGAACACTCCGAAGCGGATTGGACGGATCTCACTCACGATCTTGAACAAATCAACGGCCTCATTGGGCAATTCGAAGTCACAGAGGCGTATCGAACTGCGGTCAATAATTGGCGAGCCAACGGAGAGCAACCAGTTCCTAACCACCCGAAGCTCATACATTATGTCACCCGACGCCGCGAGCACTTATATAAGCTTTCGATGGTTGCCGCAATCGACCGATCGAACGCGCTCATTCTAACCGAAGAAGACTTCGACCGGGCAATGCTCTGGCTACTCGAAGCCGAACTTCATATGATTGAGATATTCAAAGCCGGGGCACTCAACGCCGACGCAGCTGCAATGGACGAAATACTCCACTTCATCCTAATCAACGACAAAGGTCAAGGGATCAACGAACAAAAAATCACCCGGTTTGCATCCGACCGAATCCCAATCCACTCCATCCTTCGCGTAATCGAGATCATGGAAAAGTCCGGACAGATAGTGTGTCGCGGAGTTGATCGTTCGACCAAGCTCCGCTATTATTCCATCACACCATCACCCGCCGAGAACGCGCTTAGCCACTGATCGTATTGTGTCACCGAACAAAAACCCTACTGCCATGAACACAAAGCTCGCCGACGCACCCATGCCAACAAGCTTCGACTTATACCCTTTCAACTCGTCCAAGTCCAACCGCATCCGCCGCTGTTCTTCGAGGATCATGTCCATCTTAGCGTTGAGTTCGCCAATTGAGAACGCCGGATCATCTTCGTTCATCAGCCCCGCTCCTTCACTTCCAACCGCATATCTTCCCGACTGCGTTATGCTCTTTCACCTGCACTATCGTCTTCTTCGTATCCTTCACCGACCACCAGATCGGCTTCGCCACGTCACAAAATGCCGCGGTGTTAATCGTCTTTTCGCTGGAACCCGTCGTCTGACAAGATGCCATCAGGATTGCGCTCAGACTCACCGCGAGCAACTTCCCGAGCTGCATTAGCTTTCTGTAGCGCATCGATCCGCCCTTTCAAATCCTCGTTACTCTGCTGTGTTCGACCAAGGGAGAGCAACAACTTATCCCGTTGTGCCGCGAGCCAATTGGAAGCGAGTTTGATCCCGCTTCCAATCGCCGCGATCACTGCTGCGATCGCTGACCACATGTTACACCTTCGGTTTGTTGGTGAAGTACGACCAAATCGCAGCCACGCCGGTGACAATACCAATCAGCGGAGTCGCATAATCCCCGTCAGGAAGCCATCCCTTGCCAACTGCATACGCAACCAATGCCGGAACAATAGCGCGCAGCGGGCCAGTGATCTGATTAACGTCCATCTTCTTCTCCTTACATAAACGGGTTAATCCCGTTATTCGCCATCCAATCAAAGATGGCATTCACAATCGCAAAGGCCGTAACCAGCCCTGCGATAATCCAAGCCAGAATGTTCATCGGCACAGTCCTTCCTGACAGGCATGGACCAGCGCCTTACCGGTCGCACATCCACCCAGCGCCACGATGAACACAATCGCCACCGTTCCCCAAACCATCTTTTCCCAGCGGTTCATGACGGTACCTTTCCTGATTGAAGCTGGGCCAAGGACAATCCCCCGGTCCATTGTAGATGTGCGAGTTCGAAGCTAAGACCCTTCAGCCCAACCGTCTCGCCAATCTTCCGCGCGCGTTGGAAAGTCTTTAGATCTCCCCAATCCGCCTTTCCGTCGTGCAGCACCACAAAGTCAAACGCCAGCCGGAAGTTATGCATACTTCCACCACCGCGGGCGAACGTCACGATCTTTCCCGGCCGCGTACGTCCCTGAGCATACAGCCAATCCTGATACTGCTTATCCCGATAGGTCGAGGTAATCTGCACCTCCAACCCGGCTTTCTTACACGAGGCCAACCACGCATACGCCATGGTCTGGAGCTTCGGATGTAAGTCTTCGATCTTCCGACTGTTGATCATTTCCTTACCTTTCCTTTGGTATAATCCTCAAAGGTCCGGCTATGTCCTTTTGTCGTGCCGAACCGCAGCCCCACCAACCATTCCCATGGCCCGCGAGGATGTTCAATTCCGACGTCAACATCGTGGAGATACCGCGCCGATCTACCGACTTGCTGCGGCATCATACCCGTCATGGCCCCGACCATACCCGCGCCGTCTTGTAGAATCCGCCCAGCGTGATCCTTCCGAAATGGATGATCCTTCTTCAGATCATTCACCGCCGAGCCGAGTTCCTTCATGGCTGTGCCCGCCATACCCAGCTGCGGGTCAAAACCATAAAGCATCCAGTTCACAAAATCGCGAACTCCAACCCAGCTACTCGCCGCGGTCCGGACCAGCGCCTTGCTCGCCGCCATCGCCCACGATTCATGCTCATCTTCCGCCTGACCAGAAACCATATGC